GCCTTGTGCTTCTGGAATATGCTGTAGCGTTTCATGATGCTATCCCATACTGTTCGCTTCGACCCAGGAAGAAACTGCTTCCTGGTCGAAATAGTAGATGTGCCGCTTGTCGCTGCCGGTCAAGTCGATAAACGGGAACGGCGGGACAAGTTGCTTGAGTTTCGTCTTCGCAATGAGCCTGCCGATTTTCTGCCGGGAAAACCCGAAAAAATCGACACACTCCTGCATTGTCATCCTTTTTTTTCCGGCGATGTTTTTCATGGCGAGTTCGACTCCTTGTTAAAATCTCTTTTTCCTTGTTTTCGATGCTATGACTGGCGCGGTCCAGAAGTCGCCTGTCGATATTGGTCTGCGCTTCCACTTGCGGTCGTTTTCAGGGTCAGCGTCGTATGCTTGGCAGTAGAACTTTCCGCCATCCAGTCGGCAGAACTTACGGTATCCACAGCACGAGCATTCGACGTAGTGTTCATATTTCAGTTCGGCAGGCATTTGCGGCACATGTAAATATCTAGGGCAACTTCGATCATAATGCTTATCGGTAGGCGGCGTCTGCATTTGTTGCAGCGGTCATACTTGACCTGGTTCAGGTAGCGGCTAGTCATTACTGCTTTCTCCGCTTTGCCAAAATCTTGCCAAGTTCGTCGGGGTTCAGTCGCATGTTTGCCCAGAATGTTGCTACAAAGCGCTTCTTTTCCTTGCGGCTGACATGACGCCTGGCAGACTTACTTCTAAACAAGATGCGGTGGCAGGCGTTGTAGATATGGTTATGACGGTGCCCGCCTTTACGGTTCGGTTTGTAATTGTCGTAGCATTTATAGAACGGAGCGATGCCGCCTTTTCCGTAGAGGACGTTTCCAATGTATCGACCGTAATCGTCTTTTTGTTCGAATGTGAACCAATGATATATCTGCATGTTAAACCCCGAATGGCTGCTGGTTTGCTGCAACGAAATAATCTGCGCCACACTTTTTGCACTTATAGTGCGTGCATAGCGTTCCGCGAATTTTTACAAACGAGTCTTCTTTCAGAAACTTCTTGCTATGGCATTCATGCGGGCCAAAGCCAATGGACTTACGGCATTTTGTCGGCATTTCAAGCAAGATCCTGTGTCGGCTGTAATCTAAATTGCTTGACATATTATTCATTTTTTTTCTACTCGTCTTTTGATGCGATTGTGATGCAGGCGATTGTAAATGCCGCCAAAAACCAAAGGGACCAATAATGATTTTCGATAAATTCCAAAAGCGTCATTTTTCCCTCGCTTTCAGGATCTGAATGCCTAACAGCATTCCCGTGCAGAAATCCTCAAGCGCAAAATTCGCTGTCTCGATTCTTCTGCTCCGGTCCTCCTGGGTTTCGTCAACACGATATGCCCTGGCATTTTTTACTGCAAGGATTCGCTGTTCGAACTCTTCTTCAATTTTGATTCTCTGTTGGGTTTCAATGTTCCCGAATTTTGGAAGTTCTGTCATTTCACCGTCTCCTTGAATTATTTCCTTGTTAAAACGATTACCAGTGCGACGGCGTATCCGAAAGCGAGTCCTAAGAGAAAATAAGTTGTCATGCACCTACCTCACTGTTGCAGAGTTTGTTCATCTTGTCATTCTTGATAAATAGTTCGATTAAGCAACAGGAACACCTTTGACACAGTGTAAAGGTCCTTGTCAGTGTCCTGCAATCTTTTGCATGGAGTTCCAATAATACGTCATCGTTTTCTTTTATCGGTAATTGACATAGTTGACAAATCATTTCATTTCCTTTGCTACATATTCCATCATTCGCAGGATCACGGCTCCGCATTGAGCGAGTTCTACCATACAGTTTTCGAAGTCGCCGCACTGGTAAGCGCTTATCGCTTCGAGGATTTCTTCATTCAGTATGGCATCTGCGTGATACGGCGCGCTGCTGTTAATCTTGCGCCAGCGATCCAGCTCATCGAGGACAAATATCTCTCTGGCTCCTGTAAAGTCATCGCAGAATACTTGGTGTTTTTCTTTTGCTTTCTTGTGTTCTGCTAAAATAGAGAAAACGAATTTATTTTCTTTCAGTTCACGTTCGCGCATATCGAGTTCGACTTCCTTCTGGCGCATCGATTCGAGTTCTGCGACGCTTTCTGCCATATTCTTGTTTGCTTGCTTGAGTGCCTTGTTCTCTTTCATCAGTGCCTCGTATTCTTCAAGCGGCAACTGCGTGTAGAGCGGGCTTGCGTGAGTATGTCCGGGGTGCAGCGGGTATTGTTTTTGCATCAGTCATTCCCCCATTCGTCTTTTCCTGGAAGACCCTTGCGGGTGGCCATGAATATTGATTTGCACGGGCCCATGCCGTAGGGCTTGAAACCGAGCCTCTTGTAGAGCCTCTGGGCCGCGTTGTCGCTCGAAGCGACGTGCAGTGCGACACCTCCCTTTGCTCCTTCCTTGGCGTAGTTAATCAGTGCCGTGCCGATGCCATGGTTACGCTGTTCTGCGTCGACGTAGACGCTGTAAAGGTATCGGGAGCCTTTGCCGTTCGGGAACGTCACGACGATGTTCTTGCCGTCTTCGGTCACCACGGACTCGCGGCCTTCGATATTCCACAGAAAATCGGGCTGGTTGTCGCGCATCCATTCCCTGCGTTCCATCGGCACATGCGGGCGGTAGTGCTCATATTCGTGCATGATGGCCTTGCGCATCAGGTCTTTAAATTCTTCGTATGTCGCTTGTCTGAATTTCATGCTTTCTCCCTGATTTTTTCCAGAAGGCCCTTTACGCCTTCGGCGAAAATCTTGTAGTAGTGGTGGTTGTCCTGCTCGCGTGCGGATTTCTCGGCCTTTTCCAGGCGTGCGCTCACGGCCTGCACGAAATTCCGGAGAATGTTTAGTTCGGCGTTTATCGCGCCCTGTTCCTTCGGCTTGTCGTCATAGAGGGCGACGAGGGCTTTTGCGAAAATCCTTTCCCAGCGAGTGTGCAGTCCGCCACAGTTCATCATGCTCCGGGCGTCGCCGACAATCTCGTTTATCGGGCGATTTTCGAGGCGCAGTTCCTTCGCGCTCTTCTGCGGGTCCTGCTGCGGTTCGGGCTCGAACAGTTCGCCACGCTCCGCAGCCTCGATCTCCGCAAAGATGGCGTCAAGCCTTGCGCGTTCCTCTTCGGTCTTAATCTTCGCAAGCGGCATTTTACGCCTCCTGGCTTACGATTTCCTGGTACTTTTCCAGGATGCAATTTTCGATATGTTCGCGCAGTTGGCGGGTGATGGGCTGTGCGATGCTGCGCAGGTCTTCGCCCTTGTAGAACGGGTCAACCGGGTAACTCACGAAAAGCCCTGTGGTGCCGTCGAGAATGCGCAGTCCGCGCACAATGAACTGGTCATTCAGAACCACCTCTGCGACTCCCTTGACGTGTGCCGCGCCAGGGAGGCTCGGAAATACCGTCACTTTCACGTAGGTCACTGCAAGGCAGTCAAAGTCGATACTAGATTTTTTCTTTTGCGTCATTGTCAAAAAGTCCTTTAAGTTCGCTGTCGAGTTTTACGGCTGCTGCAAAGTGAGCCTTGCTGTCCCTTGCCAGGTCTGCGGCCCTCTTTTGCTTCAGCGTTCCCTTCGTCGCCTTCTCGAACTTGATGCTTGCCGAGTAGAGCGCTTCGAAGTATTCGTTGCGCTCGTTATTGATTTGGCCGAGACGGTCATAGAGCGAGAGGCATTTCTTGGCCAGGGCTACCTCGAGTTCTGAATGGCTACCCCCCCCCCGTAAATTTTCGTTTACGATTTTCACGCAGTCGGTTTTTGTGATTTGGATTTGCATCTTGGTTGTCCTTTTGGGTTTAGATGGTCTTGTGGAGTTCCGCGAATTTTTCCTTGAGGCGTTTGTTCTCGGCGGCGAGTTCGCGATTCATGACTTCGCTTGCGTCAAACGCGTCGTGCCACTTTTTGACCTCGCCTTCGAGTTGTCGGGTGTAGTGCTGGTATTCTTCGACTGTCTGCATTTTTCTGTGTCCTTTTGCTTGTTCGCGTGCCGTTCTTTCCAGCGCATAGTGTTCTCTCGGTTGCGCTTGATAAAATCCGGGTCGTTTTTATGCCTGTGGTAATAGTTGCGGCTGTGTTCTGCGTGCTTTGCACGGCGGGCTTCCGCTTCGGGTGTCTGGTCGTCCTTGTGCGTGTGGTAGTATTTCAGTGACGACTTGCGCTGGCTTGCGCGGCGGTCGTCAAGGCTTTGCTTACCGTAAACGCGCTTGCGCTCGAAGGTGGCTTTCATCGATGCACGCTTCGCGTCCCAGAACTGCTCGACCTCGGGCGAGTTCACGCCGAATGCCGCCTGGATCGAGCGCAACTTCACCTGCTCGGCGAATGTGAGTTTCGGCTTACGTCCACGGAGTTTCATGCGAGCCACCTTATCACGCCGAGTGCGAATATCGCGATGCCGCCGAGCACCATTGCGGCGATGACGATTGTCGCCACGATGGCCACTGTCCACATCCAAATTTCTTTGATTTTCTGCCTGATTGTAAGTGTCATTGTTCGCCTTTAAATTCAGTGCCCGGCAGGGCGTGTTGTAGCCCAAAGTGTGTGAGAATTTGGCCACCCCGCCGGGCTATTTTTTAGAATTCGATTTTACCAGCCTTGCGTGCGCCATACAACTTCACGTAGAAACTGCGCAGCCCGCGCATCTGTGCCTTGGCGTCTTCCAGCGCGGTGTGCTTGGCGATGTTGCCTTCGTCCGCCTTGATGGCGGGGAAGAGGTTCTTGATGGTCCTGTAGTCGTACTGGTTCCAAAAGAACCAGGGGAAGTTGTACCCGAAAGTCTGCATGAAATTCTGCAGAATCGGGAAGTCAAAATCCAGGCCGCACGACCACACGCGGAAACGGTCGTACTTTCCGGTCGAGAAATGCTCGTAGAACCAGTGCTTGAACTCTCCGATGCCTGCGGTGGGCATGGTCGTGCCACCGAACGCCTCGGCTCGAATTGCGGGATCCTGGCGGCTCCACCATTCCATCGTCGAGTCATCGTCAATCAAGCCTTCCTCGGCCTGCACGGCCATGTTGAAACGCTTGTAGAAATCGACCTGCTACCCGTCCTTGTCGAAGCCGAAAGCCCCGAGGCTCAAGACCTTGCACCCGACCCTCTGTCCGGTAGTTTCGATGTCAATCATCAGTTCGTTACGCATTAGGTAATCTCCTGTTTTGGTTTGCCAATAAACATCCTTGCGTGTCTTGCTCTTTCACGCATTTCTTCAAGCTGCTCTTCCGTAAAAACGTGCTTTTTCCGTTCTTTCTTCTGAATGGGGGGGGGCAGAGTCGCTTTGTTGGTTTTGCGAGTATTGTTATTTTTGCGGTTGTCAAGAAATTTCTTTACGTCTTGCGGTCTGAATAAATACTTATTGCCGATGTACAAGTAATTTATTTCATCTTTGCGGGCGGCGTTGTAAATTACGCAGTCGTCGAATTCTTGTCCTGTTTGTTCTTTGATAAAGGACATGGCGTCATTCACGGTCCAGTATTTGTTGAGGCTGGTTTTGTTTTCAGCACGCTCGTGTTCAATTTCTTTTTCTTCGACAACAGGCGCGTTTTTGGATCCGTGCTTAATGTCGTATTTTTCGAAGAGAGCGTTCTCGACAACTTGCTGTATGGTCATTTCGTTGCCTTCGCGAATGCTGTCGATACGAAGTTCATTAATTACATTCTGAACTTCTTGTCTGATGTTAAATAAGAATTTAGGCATAATTAGTCATCCTCCTATTCAAGATCATCGTCATCATCGTTGGAACCGTTCTTCGCACGTTCTTCGTCCTGGCGCTTGATTTCCGACTCGATTTCCTTGTCGGTCGGCGCGAGTTTTTCCGGGTCGTTGTTAGCTTCGTCCATGACAATGCGGTAAATGCCTTTGAGACTGTCGAGCGACCAGTTGCAGATGATGTCGAAAAGGTTCTTGATTACAATCTCGGTGAAATTGACAACGGAGAAACTTTCCGGGAAGTCTTCGGGTTCGACGCCCCATTTGTTGTCGTTTTCGACGATGCCAATTTCCTTGCGGATATCGTCGTCTTCGTCAAGCCAGTCCGTCTGCATGAAGTGCATGATGAAGACAAGGCTTTCCAGATGACCATTTTTGTAATCTTCTTCAATCTTTTCGCAGATTTCGTTCGAAAGGTTTTCCTGGAAAAGGTCTTTCTTTGCGCTTTCGAATTTCCTATTCTCGTTTTCTTTCTGCTTACGTTCTTCGCGTTCCTCTTCAGTTTCCTCGTGGAAGTCGGGGAGGTCGCGCTTGTCGTAATATTCGTGAGTCTTGCCGGTTTCGGCATCGACCAGAACGCGTTTCTGGACGCCCGCCTCTTCCGCCTTTTTGATTTTCTTGTCGTCGTAATATCTTATTTCGAAATTGTACGCTTCGTCCTCGTAATCTACGGTCTTGCCGGAGAACTTCCCGAGCCTTGCGTTCTTGCCCTCTTCCTGGAGTTTCTTCACCTTCGCTTCTGCGGCCTTTTTCGCCTTGCGGGCCCAGCACGCAGGATCCAGGCAGTATGCCTTCGGGTCGTTCTCGAACAGGTCGGCCTGGCATGCGCTGCACTTGTCGCACTTCAGGCACGCCTCGTGCTCGAACGGAGCCTTACTCAAATCCTTGTGGAAACGGTCGAGCACGCCGTCGATGAAATACTTGTCGGTGCGGTAGCAGCTTTCGAGCTCGCGCTTGAACACGTTGTCCGGGAGGTCCGCAATCTTTGCGGCCTGGGCAAGTTCGATGGTGCCTTCCTTGACTTTCTTCAGAACCTTGTCGCCAGCGTCCGCGAGTTTCTTGCGGACCAGCACCCAGCGCAGCGTGCGGCCGAAATGCTTGGCGATTGCGGCGGGAGTCTTCTTCTTTCCGGAAAGAGCCTTCACGGCCATGCACTCTTCGTAGGGAGTCATGTCCATGCGGGTGATGTTCTCGGTGAGCGAAATTTCGTCGATGCCCTCGCGGTTCTTGAGCATCACGTGGCAGGGGATCTTCGTGAGCCCGAGTTGCACTGCGGCCGCGAACCTGCGGAACCCTGCGATGACCTTGAAGTTGTTGTTGCCCTCGTCCAGGACGGTAATCGGGTTCACGATACCGTGCGCGTGGATGGAGTTCAGCAAGTCCTCGACGTCCTTGACCTCGCGGATGTTGTCGCTCGCCTTGACGTTCTTCACGTCGAGCACGCGGAAGTTGTAGGCGCGTTCCTCGGTCTTTGCGGTCTCCGGTGCGGGCTTTGCCGCCGACTTTGCCGCTGCGGGCTTCTTTACGGTCTTCGCATCCTTGATGCTCGCCGTGATGGTTTTGTTTTTTGCTTTTGTCATGATGATGCCTTGTGGTTGTGTGAATTTTTTGTCGAGTTCCTTGTTCTCTTCGAAAGACTTCTTTCCGGGGAACGGGATGGCGTTGCGGCGGCAGAACATCAGGCATGCCCTGTATGAGCGTCCTGCGGGTTGTCTGCCCGCCTTGAGCACTGCGACATCGCTGTTCATCCACGGACGGGAATTCTTCATGCAATTACCGACTCTAGTTCCCCGCGCTTGATGAGTTCGGCTTTCAGGAGCGCGATAGCGTTCGGCGTGTAGGGGCGCGTGATGTTGTATGTCTGCACTTTCTGCTGCATCCATGCCGGGGCTGTGCCATTTATGCTTATTTCGCTTACCTTGCAGCCGTCGTCTTCTACGGCGAGCCTGTAGCGCCCGCCATTCGGGTTCTTCGCGATAATGAGTGTCATGCGTCCCTCCATTCGGGCGGGTAGATTATGGGTTCTGCGCCGGGCCTGTCGGCGGGCATCAGGCGCTTGTTCAGGATGGGGTCCGGCCTCCTATGCACATCGTAATTGAAAGCCAGGAGCCGCACCATCTTGCGCCGAAATTCCGAAATCTCGCCGATGGTCGCCATAGGGTCGCGCCTGCGGATCAGGCGGAAGAATTCCTTGGACTTTCCCATCTTCTCGCACAGCATTTCGAGCGCCTTCTTGAAGTTCAGGCGGCGCAGATGTTCGTCCATCTGTTCCTTGGTAAGTGCAGGTCTTTCCTTTTTCTTCCGCTTCCACATGGTGGCCTCCTAGTGCGTCTCTGCGGCCGTGAGTGCGCGGACCTCGCAGAACTTGACGGTGGCGTGCCCGTGGTCCCAGGCATACCGGAACGCATCTTCCATTGTCATCACGCCGAGCGGTTCATACTCGCCCTGGGCGTTCTTGATTTCGGTGTAGAACAGTTTTTTCATCGTTGCCTCCTAGAAGGGTAAATCGTCTTCCTGTTCGAGCGTTCCCTGCTGTTCCGCAGCGGCCACCGAGTTCACTGCGGCATCCTTTGCGCTCTGCTTCTTCTGTACCAGTTCTATTCCATCGCACTTGAGCACAAAGCCGCGCTTCGGCATGCCGTTGCCGTCGGTCCACTCGTTAATCTCGATGCGCCCGGTCACGCAGACCTTGTCGCCCTTGCCCAGGTTGGTTTTCTTCACGTAGGCTGCAGAGCTCCAGATGACGACCGGGATCCAGTCGCTGGGCCTGCTACCGTCTTCGCGCTTGTAGTTGCGGTCGACGGCGATGGAAAAGCGCACGCGTTCCTTGCCGGTGGGCAAGAGCGTGATTTCCGGATTGTCGCCGAGTCGGCCAACAAAGGTGCATACATTCGTAGACATTCTATCCTCCAATAAAGTTCTGTGCGATTTCGTTCACGATTTTCATTGCTTCGCTCTCGACGCTTTCCTCGTCGATGGGCGCGGTCGCCTTTTTCTCTGCCCTGTAGATGGCGTCGAGCTTTACAAAGGCAGGCATCATCTTCATGCGTTCGTCAGTCTTTCGCGGGAGCCACGAGAAGCGCTCGCCCTTGCCTGTGAAGTCGCCATACTTTCGCGAAACCAGTTCCAGGTCGCCGACGCTCGCCACGTGCGGGAACATACCCTTGTCCTCGTGCATCTCATGTGCGGCCGCGAAAAGGTCGCGCAGCATCTTGGTGCATACCGGCATACGGTAGATTTCCTCGACCATGAAGAGCATCTTGTCGTGCTCCGGAATTTCGGCATTGTAGCGCAGGCAGTCTTCCTTGATGAGCAGTTCAATCGCCTGCACTTTCAAGGTCTTCGCGAGTTCGTTGATGAGTTTCTGGTCAGCCATTGGTGATCTCCCTGTTGTCCATGCCGATAGACGGTGCGAAAAGGCTCTTGTGCATCAGTTCGACCTGGTGCTCGCGTTCCTGCTGCTTGAATGAACGGCGGTCGCCCTGGTTCTTGGAATTGTTCAGTCGCTGCTCGTTGTTCTTCATTTCGAGCAACTTGTTGTAGACCCAGTTGCCCTTGCGCAGAACGGCGGCGTGGTTCTTATAGCGCTTTGACGCCTTGCCGTTGTTCTCGATGTAGGCATCAAGGATATCGATGGCGGTCTTCAGGTCTTCACCGTAGACTTCGCGCAGGTGGTGGCCCTCTGTGTCGGTGAGCATCACGTGCCCGCAGGTGCCGTATGGCTTTTTCAGATCGGCAGGGGAACGCACGGGGAGCGTTTCGGCATGGCTTGCCGTAGGCATCTCAACCCTCTTAGGAGTGCCCCCCGTGCGCCGGCTTTCCCGAGCCTCGGTTAAAGTTTTGGCGGACGTGCTAGATTCCAGGAGTCCCGTGTTTCCACGGTGGTCACGTTCATCCTCGCCCTCGCGGGTAGAGGCGTCCGCCAAGGCCTTGACGGCCTCTGATGTTGCGCATAGTGCGCTTTCGGCAATGGGTGCAGGATGTACCAGATTTACAGTAGCCACGGAATTGCTTCCGCTGCGTCTTTCATCCCCGGCGTTACCGTTCGGGGCATCCTGCGTAAATGTTTGGACGGTTTTTGAGATGCCGTCCGCATCTTCGTTTGCGCCTACTTCAGGCAGGGTTGTGGTGGTAGCCTTGAGCGATAAAACTTGGTCGTTTTTCGAGGCGGTAGGAACTTTGCCCTGGCGTGCAAGGCGGTTGCGATACATTGTCGCATTATGCTCTTGCCTTTTCTGCAATTCTTGGAGAGCGTGTTCGAATTGCTGACGAATGAGCGGGTCACAGTTCGGGTCCTTGCATCCGTTCATCACATCGACGGCTGCTTTGCGGAACCATGCACCGATTTCGGTGTCGTTCATCGTCAGAATTTTCGAAATCACTTCTGCCATTCTCAAAACCATTATATCCGGTGTGATCTTGCGAGGACGTGCCATTCCATTACTGCTGCTCCTGGTATTTCCCGGTTTCGTTTTTGATTGCGATACCGACAGTTTCGCCGCGAGAGACGTTCACGCCAAGTTGCTCCTTGTAAGTTTTTTGCAACTGCGGGATGAGTTCTGCGTCAGCAACGGGAATGCTAATCGTAGTATATTTGCGAGTTTTCGTATTCATACTACGAATATACGCAATTATTTTGCGATTGTCAATACTTTTTCGTAAAATTTTAATGATTTTTTCATAATTTTATTGCGAAACCTGGCATAAATTGTAAATTTTTGGTTATGGTTGATATAAAATCATTTATCGAACGCAAGGGGATGCGCAAGGCGGACCTGTGCAGAGCGCTTGGAATGGACTCAACATCAAGCCTAATGTCGTCTTACGAAAAAGGACGTTCTGACCCGTCATACGATAAATGCGAAAAACTGATACGGCTCGGCATTACTGTCCAGGAACTTTTTGGAGAAGAGTTGGGAAACCTTTTGCTTGAAAACTCCTTACAGGTAAATCCGCAGAGTCCGCCACCGGAATTCGTGAACAGCCCGGAATTCCAGGAGGGCGTGAAATTGCTCGTCGAAGAGACTCTCAAGAGCAAGGGGTATGGCTGATACGAAGTTGTTACCTTTCGATTAACCTTTTTAACTTGATTAACCTATTTTAAGGAAAACAAAAATGAAAGGACATAAACTATGCTCGAATCCGAATCCAGGTGCGAAGCAGCCGCCAATCAAAACTCCTCCGATGTAGATAAATTAAAAAATAAAAAAGACGACCTTGAATGGGTCGCCAGGTTCAACGTCTTGCTTAACGAGGACATGGAGCGTCATTATGGATTCTGCGATGCGCTGTGCAAGATTGCCGTCGCCATGTTCGGAACCTACACGTTTGCTTCGCTGTTTATCGGCAAGAGCGTCGTGTATTCTGTTTGCGGTGTCATTGTTACGGCGTTGAGCATATTGACTCTTGTCGTCGATTTTAAGGATAAGCAGGTTCGCGCAAAGAGCCAGCGAAATCGCTACTATTCCGCGCTTGCGTCGGTTGAGTCTGTCAAGGACGAAAGTGATTACAAGGCGTTGAACGAACTGCTTTTCGAAATTGGAAAAGACGATTTGCCTAGCGGAACAATTTGCGATGCTCTTGCAGTCAACGCGGCGATTGATCAGATGGGGCGCGACGTTACATACAAAGCGGATGTCGGTGCGTTCAAGAGGATAACGCGATATATCATTCCGTGGGGAGTGCCCAAATACGGGCATCGGTAATCTACATCAAAATTCTTCTAATCATTTCAAGGGCCTCGTCAATCGCGAGGCTCTTGTCGAATACTTTCATCAGGACTGCGTAGATGTAGCCGATTTCTTTCACGCCTTTATCCTACCATTTTGGTGTGTTTTCGGATAAATATAATACTTTTTGTATAATGTTTATACATTTTGTAGTAAAATTTTGTTAAAATTAGACATTTTGTATAAATTTTTAACTATATTTCAAGGCATGATAAACGTTCAGGAATTCATGGACCGCGTCGGCATCGCCGACCGTTACGAACTCGCGACAAAAGTCGGCGTCAAGAAATCCACTGTGGACTCGTGGTCCGCAGGCTCGCGCACGCCCACCTACGACGTCTGCGTCAAACTGCTGGATCTCGGCATGACCGTAGAGGAACTTTTCGGCAAGCCGTACCAGTCGAGCGTCGGAAGGGCGCACGAAGCCTTCGATGACAAGGTTGAAGACGCACTCAAGCGCATGTTCGCGAAAATCGGCAACATTTAACTCAAGGAGACCAAAATGGACCACAAGGAATACGAAGCCGCCCTCGAGAAGGGCATGACCATCGCTGCAGACCATTTCGCAGAGACCGAACTCGCCATCTGCAAGGGCAAGCGCCTTGCGCTCGAAAACGTCCTGGACTGGCTTACGGTATGCGTCGAGACTGCCCGCAAGGATTTGGAATCGAGCAACGACCCTGCAGGCGTCCTGGCCACCACGCTCAACGCGATGGACGCCATGCGCATCGTGTACGAGAAGAAACTTTCGAGCGACGTCAAGCTCATTTCCAAGTCTGTCGCCGATAACGGCTAGCCGATGACCGAACGGCCGTTATTCTGCATCGTCGCGAGCCGTGCGGAGGCTGCCAACGCCAAGCCCGACCTGGGCAAGTATAGCCCCAAGGAACTCGCCGCCAAGGAGGGTGTTTCGCCAAAGGCCGTCTATGCCTGGGTGCGCGAGGGCCTGCCGGCGCTACGGCATGGCGATAAGGGTGATATTCAGATTTACTACCAAGATTACGTGCGCTGGATGATCGAGTGCGCACGGTTGCCTGATTGCAAGGTCAAGAACGTGCCTGTGTGGGCCTACTGGTTCGTCCGCGCCGAGGGATGGACCCGACCGCCCGCCTGACGCGCTCCATGCGCCTACGATGCCCGGATTCGTCCGGGCATTCTTTTTGCCCGCAAAAAAAAGAAAAAGAAGCAAAAAGAAAAAAGTATTATCCTAGACATCTTATTTCTGACTTATACATCTTATAATATTTATACATATAAATATATATAGTCCGATTTTCGCTTAAAAATGTGTTTCAACATACTGAAATCCGTATTTCAACCAGTTGAAATTCTTGTTTCAACATGTTGAAATAGTTTCAACCTAATTTCAACATGTTGAAATTCTTTTTCCACGTGGAAAACCATAGTTTTCCATGTGGTAAATCCTAGTTTTCCATGTGGAAAACTCCTTTTTATTTTCCACGTGGAAAATAGTTTCGAGAATTGCGCATCAGGATGTCGTTGCGTGTGTCCGTCGTTCAGGTGAACATCATCGCAGGCGTGTCGCTCGTTATCCTGGCTGATAGATAATGGCTATTCCGCGCACTCTGGGCTGCTTTCTGCGTAGCGGGCATTCTCGTATGCCAACAGCCAAAAGAGAGCGCTGTGGCCCGCGCCGTGGGGCCGTGGGGCAGGGCTGGCGAAGTGCATTGAACCGATTAACAAGTTAATTTGGGCGGGGAGGGTCCCTGCGTGTGCGTGGGTTAATGGCTTGGTGCCGGGGCTGTTGCGTGCGCTGTAAACCGTTATCTTAACCGGCAGTGCGGTTTATGGGTCGCGGGCGGTTAATCGCCGCAAGCCGTTTATCTGTGCTGTTTTAAAAGCGCCTCGGCAGTGCGTGGGCGGGTGGCCTGCGCATTCGCGGTTAATCGGTTAATGCAAAAGTTAATCAAGTTCAGGGGCGCACACCCCCGCCCAGGGCCCCCCGTCAAAAAGGGTTGCTACAACTCGTGATGCTCCAATGGGGAGGCGCGCGCGATTTTGGAGCCAATTTTTTGAGATTTTCGGGTGGGTTAACGGGCCCCTGGGTTGCAGTGAATTTTTTTTCGTGTTACCAAAATTAACTCTTTCGCGTTGTTTTCGGTTAATCTTGTCAAGAGGTTAATAATGGACTACCAACGCCACCAACATTCCTACCCGGACGAGGAACTTGTCACGGGTGCGCAGATTGCAAAGCAGATCGGGGTCTCGGGTGCCGCCATTTCGAAGGCGACGCACAAGGGCAGGCTTGACACCTTCCGGAACTCGAAAGGCGAAAAGTGCTACCACAAGGTAGTGTCTGCGCAACAGTGGACGCTCAAGAAGGACCGCAACAAGGTCACTACGCCTACTCGCGGGCAGATGGCCGCTGGCTACGACAATACCGACGCTCAGGCGACGGCCTACATTCTCGGCAACGAGAACCCGCAGGCCCCCGCTCCGGTTTCCGCTCCTGTGCAGGGCATCGATTTTGGGGCCGCAATGAAGGACCGCCAGGAACTCGAGATTTCGAGGGCACAGAAGGAATTCCACATGGCACGCCTCGCGAAGTTCAAGGCCGACGAGATGGAGGGCCGCCTTGTCGACAAGCAGAGCGTCTACCTGAAGACCTACCAGATGTTTGCGATTGTCCAGGAAAAGGTCATGAACCTTTATGTGCAGTTAGCGCCGAAGATTTGCGGGCACATCCAGGAACAGTTGGGTACGGCCGGTATCGAGCCCGAAAAACTGCGCGTGGCCATGAAGGACACGAACCACGAAATCGGTGAAATCATCCGCAAGGAATCGATTGCGACGCTCAAGGACCTGAGCGAGCGTGATCCGGAGAACTTTCTCGACTGATGTCTGAGCCGCTGACAGAGCCGACCGCCTCGGCGCAGAATTTCGAGAACTCGCTGCCGTTTACCGGCAACGTGGATTTCTGCCTTGAGGGTGCCATAAAGGCGCTTGCGCCGCCGAAAGACCTGACTATCAGCCAGTGGGCCGCAGAGAACCGCATCCTTGCGGGTGAGGCTTCCGCATCGAAGGGCAAGTGGACAAACGAGCGAACGCCGTATCTTGTCGAAATCATGGATATGCTAAGCCCGCAGAGCCCCTGCAGCGATGTCGCGTTTATGAAGGGGTCGCAGGTCGGCGGAACGGAGTGCCTGATAAACACTGCTCTCTACTATATGCTGCAGAACCCGTGCCCGATTGGACTTTACCAGACCACCGACGACGCTGCCGCAGATTTTGAACGCCAGCGACTTGCGCCGACTTTTGCCGCGATGAAGATGGACCAGTATTTCACGGGCGACACTGCAGGCTGCAAGGAGTATCCAGGCGGCATCTTCTTCCTCGGTTCGGGCGGTTCGGCATCGCAGCTGCGCTCGAAGCCCCTGCAGGTGGTGCTCTGCGACGAAATCTCGGGCTGGCCGCTCGACTGCAACGGCGAAGGCGACCCGTGCGACCTGGTAAAGCGACGCACGACGAACTTTCCGCGCCGAAAGCGCTTTTGGAACTCGACGCCGACCATCAAGGGCAAGTGCCGTATTACGAAGAAGTTCGAGGCGGGCGACCAGCGCTACTATAATGTGCCGTGCCCGCACTGCGGTGAACTGCACGTGTGGGAATTCAAGCACCTGGTATGGGACAAGGATGCTAACGGCAACCACCTGCCATATACCGTGCGCATGAAGTGCCCGCACTGCAATGCCGAATACCAGGAATGGCGAAAGACCGAACTGATGGCGCAGGGGCAGTGGGTGGCCACGAACCCGAATGGCTCTTACCCGAGTTATCACTTGAGCGCGTTCTACAGCCCGCTCGGGTGGTATTCCTGGGAAGAGATCGTCATCGATTTTCTGGAAGCGAAGGGCGACCCGCAAAAGCTGAAGGTGTGGACCAACAACGTCGAGGGCCGTGCCTGGGATGAGGAAAACCAGGTCCGGCACGATTTCTCGGAACTGTTCCTGCGTCGCGAGAATTACGGTTGCGAGGTGCCAGACGGTGCGGTAATGCTTACTGCCGGCGTGGATACACAGGACGACCGCCTTGAAGTGGAGATTGTAGGCTGGGGTCGCGGGCTTGAAAGCTGGAGCATCGACTACGTGATTATTCCGGGCGACCCGGACCAGGATGACGTGTGGAAAACGCTCGACGACATCCTTATAAATTCGAGTTACATAAAGGCCGACGGAACGCCGCTCTACGTGGCGTCTGCGCTCGTGGACTCGGGTGGCCACAAGACTGTCGCCGTGTATAAGTATTGCGCGAAGCGGGAATGGCGGCGAATCTACGCGAGCATCGGTGCGCGTGGCCCGAACAAGCCTGTCATCAGCCGCCCAGGATCCACGAAGAAATCCTCTGCAGAGAATGCGAAGTTGATTACCGTGGGCACAGATACAATCAAGGACTGGTTCTTCAACGTGCTCACGTTCGACAAGCCGGGCCCAGGCTATTGCCATTTCCCGGTAAAGGATAGTTACAACCAGGAACATTTCAAGCAGTTGGCCGAGTCAGAAGTGAAAAAGTCACACATGAGTCGCGGATTCTTGACACATTCCTACGAAAAAATATATGATAGAAACGAGCCGCTTGACTGTCGCGTGTATGCGCGGGCGGCAATCAACCTGGTCGGGATAGACGTTGACAAGCTGGCCGATTCCGGAAAGAGTTATACCCGGAACCCAGCGAAGAAAACGCCTGTCCGTAGAGGCTTCGTCGTGAACCAAGGAGTAAAACTATGATGGATTTCCATGTGACCTGCGATGTCGATAAACTGCTGAAGGGCGTGCGCGTGGTGCGCGAGAAGCAACTGCCGTATGCCATGAAGGAGGCGATAAATTCTGTCGCGTTCAAGGCACGCAAGGCGCTTATCGAAGACTACCCGAAAAAGTTCACGATGCGTTCGAAGGGATTGCCGAACCTCATCCGCATCGACAAGGCGGAAAAGAATAAGCAGTTCGCGTCGATTTACATGGATAAACTGTTTATGGCCCGCCAGGAATACGGTGGCGACAAGGTGGCGAAACCGGGGAAGGGTGTCGCGGTGCCGCGTCCGGGCGTTACCGAGAAGGGCGGGTTGACATCGAAGGGTTCGGTGAAGCCTGGCTACTACGTTTCGGCGCTGATTGCGGATGCCGAAAAGAGCAAGCGTCGCTCAAGGGTTCGCAATGGCCGTAGATACGAGGAGAACAGGCCGTCCGCTCGAAAGAGCGCGTCGAAATATCACCCGTTCGAGATGGAACGCGCCGACGGCGTGCGCTTTATTGCGCGTCACATCGCCGGGACGCGCGACCTGGAATGGCTGTATGCACTTTATCCGAAAGTGATTGTGCCTGCGCGATGGGGATGGCAGAAACTTGTCCGTCAGATTTGCAAGGCGAACATTGCCGGCGCGTTTTTCTCGGCATACAAGAAGGCACTGCAAACCGAGAAATAAACCAAATTAACCAAAAGAACAAATAAAAAGTTAATACAAGTTAAAACGGCAGCAAGGCCGTTGACAGCCTGAAATTATTGTGTTACCAAAAAAGCCTTTTGCTATTGCATTAAGGCTATTTTGGTGCTATGGCTCAACTGTATCCTGTCGAACTCTGCGAAAGCATGGTCGCCAAATCTAGGGCGGCACTCGAAAAGGCCCTGGAGGCCGAGAGTTATTCTATCGGTGGCCGGTCGCTGAACCGCGCCTCGGTGGATAAGTGTCAGCAACAGTTGGACTTGTGGTTGGGACGTCTCGCCACGGCGAAAGGGTTGCGTCGTGGCAAGGCGTTCTGTGTCGCGTCGATTCCGCATTAAGGGCTATGGCAAAGAATCTTGTAGGTGCTCATGGAATTGCATGGAAAGGGGCTTCGATTGTAACTGAAGCGCTCCGGGCTTTCTATGCTCCTGCTGGTTCTGCCGACCGCGACATTGCGGGCGACCTCGATGTTCTGCGCCGCCGCAGCCGTCAACTCTTCCAGAATAACACGTTCAGCCGCGCGATGATTTCGAGTTTCGACACGAACGTTGTCGGGACCGGTATCAAGGCACGCCCGAACCTGATGCTGTCCGAAATGCTCGGGCTCACAAGCGAAGAAGCGGAAAAGTGGGCGAACAAGACAAAGGTGCTGTTCAACCTTTGGGCGACCGATAAGAAGTGCGATGCCGAAAAGACGAACAACTTTTTCCAGTTGCAGGACCTCGCGCTGAAAACGGCGTTGCTTGGAGGCGACTGCTTCGCGCTTTCTTGCTTCGACAAGAACTTTGCTCCGTACGGAATGAACATCAAGCTGCTCGAAGGCGAACGCGTGCAGAACCCGCTCGGGCAGATGAATTCCGATGCGCTTGCCGAAGGCATCGAGGTCGACAAGAATCACGCTCCGGTGGCTTACTACTTTACGCAGAAGCCCGTATGGAGTTTTGACGACTATACCGATTTTGTGGACTCCGTCAGGGTTCCTGCGTTCGATGCGTTTGGCAATCCGAACGTGGTCCACGTCTTTACTGCGGACCGCACTGACCAGCGTCGAGGCGTGCCGCTGCTCGCTCCCGTCATTTGCCAGTTGAAGCAGCAGGAGCGTTACCAGGACGCAGAACTCATGGCGGCTGTCATCAGCGCGTGCTTTACGGCAGTCCTGGAAAACAACATCCCGGACGAAGCCGAAGACCTTTACGGCAACGTGCCCGAAGAAGAACGCGTCGACAAGACTGACAGTTACGGCAACGCCATTCCTGGCGGTGCCCATCCGTCGCTCGAAATGAAGCCTGGGGCCGTATGGTCGCTTGCGCAGGGGCAGAAAATTAGCAGCCTGAATCCGCAGCGCCCGAACGTGAACTACCAGCCGTTCGTCGAGAGCATCTTTGCCGAGGCTGCGGCCTCTTGCGGCGTGAGTTTCGAGGTCGTGCTCCGTAAGTTCAATAACAGTTACAACGCGGTTCGTGCCGCCCTGCTTGAAAGCCAGAAGACTTTCAAGAAAATGAGCATGAACTTTGTGGCCGATTTCTGCAAGCCTGTTTACGAAAAGTGGCTTGCGAATGCCGTGCTCCTGGGAATTATTGACGCTCCGGGTTTCTTTGACGACCCGATCAAGAGAAAACTCTGGAGCCAATGCCTTTGGGTAGGCGATGCCGCCTTCTTGCTTGACCCGCAGAAGGAAACTGCCGCCATCAAGATGCAGATTGACGAGCAGCTGATATCGAGAGACACGGCTTGCGCCATGATCAACGGCGGCGACTACAGGACGGTTGCCGAAGGCCATGCGAACGAACTTGCTCTGCGCAAGGAACTTGGTATTGGCGAACCTGGCTCTGTATCCAAGACTGAGAATTTCAGCGTGACTAGCGACGACCCGGAGCAGTCCGCTTTGCAGTAGGTAGAAAATGAAGAAGAGTATGTTGAACAGAATCTTGAGCACCCGCCTTGCTATCCGCAAGGAAGATGCCGATGTCGTCGCGTCCACGAACCTGAAGGTCGTGGATGACGAAGGGCACTGGAAGGGTGCGACGAAGCCCGACGGCGAACTCGACCTGGTGAACAACATCACCCGTCGCGATGATGGTATTGCCGTCATTCACGTTGACGGTGCGCTTTCTTACCGTAGCAACTGGCTTTCTTATTACTTCGATGAGGATACCTACAACAGCATCGAGGCCGCTTTCGAGGAATGCCTTGCCGACGAATCGGTGAAGGGAATTCTCTTCGACATCAACAGCCCCGGTGGCGAAGTGAGCGGGTGTTCTGACCTTTCCGACAAGATTTTCAATGCGCGTGGCTCGAAGCCCTACGGCATTGTCGCTCGCACCGGCGGGATGATGTGCTCTGCCGCATACTGGCTCGGTTCTAGTTGCGAAAAGGTGTTTACAGCGAGCAACGGAACGCTCGGTTCTATCGGCGTTCTTTGCGCGTTCACGAATTTCAGCAAGTCTATCGTCGAGACGACTGTGGTTGTCTCTGACTTGAGCCCGAACAAGGCTCCGGACCCGAGCGACCCGGAAGGCCTGAAGCTGATTAAGGAAGAATTGAACTCTCTTGCCGAAGTTTTCATCGACGCCGTTGCCCGTAACCGTGGCACGACTGCTGAAGATGTGAAGAAGAACTTTGGCCAGGGAGGCGTGTTTATCGGCGACAAGGCTGTCGCTGCTAACCTTGCGGACGGCGTTATGTCCCTTGATGACGTCTGTGAAGAAATGAAACGACAAGGGATCAGTAATGGAGGTGCCTTTATGGCAACTAACGTTAAAGGAGCCGAAGCTGCAAAGCCCGAGGCTGTGGATATGGAAGCCGTCAAGGCCCAGGCTGTCGCCGATTACAAGGCTCGTGTCGCTTCCATCGAAGATGTCTTTGCTGGTCTCGAAATTACCGGCGAAGAAAAGGCGGGTTTCGTCGATGGCGAAAAGACTGTCGCCGAAGCGACGACTTTCGCTCTCGCGAAGGCCAAGGAAAAAATCAAGGCCCAGGCCGAAGACCTTGTGAAGGTCCGCGCCGAACTTGACGAAGCCAAGAAAAAGCCTGCCGGAGCAAGCGAAAAGGAACGCGCTATCGAAGCGCTTGAAAAGAGCAATGCTGCGCAGAACTCTGTTCACGGCGGTTCCGATGTGACGGCTTCCGACGAAACCAAGAAGCATTCCGAATGGGCTGCTGAAGTAAGCAACGAATTTTTCAAAAAGGGGTAAGCTATGTCTGAACTCAAATTCGACAACGATATCGCTGGTGAATTCCCGATCCAGCGCGAAACTGTAAAAATCGGGAAGAACCAGAACCTCAAGCGCGGAACCATCCTTGTCGAACATATCGAGAGCGATGGCGCAAAGGCAAAGTATTCCTTCGCCCTGTCCGCTTACACCGCCGCCGACGACAAGACCGTGACCCTCACGATCGGTTCTTCGAGTTATGTCGCCAACGTCAGTTCCAGCGACACTACCGTTGCGGCCGTGCTTGGCAAGGTCGTGACCGCAGCCGCAGCCGACACGAAGTTCACCGTGACGGCAAACACTACAGACGGCAAGTTGGTTCTCGAAGCCAAGGCTGTTGGTACTGATTCTACTACCATCACGCTCGAAACGACTGCAACCCTCACCATCGGCAACAAGAGCGAAGATGTCGAAGGTGCAGACGCCGTCGAAGGTGGCTTCTTCCCGATTGCCGACGCAACCGAGGAACCTGTCGGCTACCTGCTCAAGGACATCAAGACCGCTGCTGATGAAGCGGGCTATGCTGATATGGCACGCACCGGCTGCTTTGCAGACGCTGCCGCCATCATCGACGAAAACATCGATGCAAAAACCGTCAAGGACAAGCTTGCCGCACGTTGCCTTTTCTTCAAGGGCGTGGTCGCTGTCAAGGACTAACACAAAGGAGTATCAATCATGCCTGAAGCAATTACTCTCGAAGATCGTCACGAGCTCACGAAACTCGTCAACGAAAACTTCAAACCCTCGCAGTTCTTCCGCAAGATGTGCGCGACTGACCTGCACAAGACCAAGAACCTCATCCTCCAGCAGGAAAAGCAGACGCGCCTTATCGCTCCGTATGTCTCCGATGACGACGAAGATGGCAAAGTGATTGGCCGCGACGGCTACGAACGCCTGGTCGTGACTGTCCCGACGCTGCATCCGAAGCGCAACCTGACTCGCCGCGATGTCGAAGTCGCTGCAAACGCCGAAATGGTGTTCACCTACGACAACGGTGGTGCTTCTGCGGAAAAGATTCAGTTCCAGAAGTTGATGAAGGACGGTCTTGAACTTCGCCAGTCCATCGAACGCCGCGAAGAACAGCAGATTATCGAAGCCATGACTACCGGCAAGGTGGAAGTGATTTTCGACGCTGGCAAGCGCACCATCAACCTGAACATCCCGGCCGGCAACTTGACCGCTGCCGCTGCAGGCGACAAGTTCGATGCCGAAAACTCCAACCCGATTACCTACCTCCTTGCGCAGAAGCGTCTTCTCGCCAAGAACGGTGGCGGTCGCGGTTTCCTCTGCGTCATGGGTTCCGATGCCTACGAAGCCTTTATCCAGAACAAGGCCGTCAAGGAATACATGGACAATCGCCGCATGAACTTCGGCGAAATCGAACCGGGCGAGATGGATACCGACTACGTGACCCGCATGGCTCACATCCTCGGCATGGATATCGTCACCTATGACGATTTCTTCTACTCCGAAGCGGAGAAGAAGGATATCGAGATGTATCCGAAGGACAAGATCACGATTATCGGTGCCGGTGCCGGTTTCAAGATGCACTACGGTGCAATCGCCGACGGTACCGACGGCTCGCTGAACGTGTGCCAGGCCTACGCCTACACCTGGATCAAGAACGGCAAGTCCAAGATTATCGAGGAAGAATCCTGCCCGCTGTTCGTCCCGAACGTCGGTGGCGGCATCATTTCCCGTAAGGTGGTGTAAGAGGTTGTCGTGAGTTTCAAGTCGCAAATGGTGGATGACTTGCAGACGGTCTTCCTGAATACGGATGACTTCGGCGAGACTGTTACGCTTGAGCGTAACGGCTCCACCTATGCGATGAAGGGGCTCTATGACGAACTCCCGCTGAATGGCGAGGGGTTGGGCGGAAACGTCGATGCGATTTCGCACAATCCCCGCCTTTTTGTTTCTGCCTCCGACTTGCCTGGAGGTGCGCCCCGCAAGGGCGATGTGTTTGTATTGAGTGCGAACGAATTTCATTCTGAACGCAGAATTGTTGCGAAAGATTTTGAGTTTCCCAAAGATGGTGTCGTTGTCTATTACCTGAAGGACCGCGCATGAGCAAGACTCTTTCGACAATCAAGGAATTGCGCCATGCAGTAGTAAAGGCTCTTGCCGATGCCAATATCGAAGGCATTGGCGGGAACGTCTACGAGGCCAGGCGTGAAAACCTATGGCCGGAAGAGGGTCTTGTCGCGGTTGTCTATACGGATTCCGTCAGGTTCGAGGATAAGCGCACCAGCCCGAAAGAGTATGTCGTGTCTGTCAACGTTGTGGTGGATGTCATTTGCCAGAGCGAAGGTGACAATGTGAACGATACTCTTGACGATGCGGCCGTCGCGGTGATTACGGCTTTGCAGCCTCCAATGCCTGCGGCCGGTTTCTTCGGCGGGCTTACGAAACGCTTTGTCGTGACGGGTGTCGAGAACAACCTTTCTGAGCAGGGTGAAATGAGCCGAGGCTTGCAGCGGATAACGTTCGAGACGATGTTCGGCGTCCCGTTGCCTGTCGGTGGCCCAGTAAATGATTTCTTGCGTGCAAAGAATACTATCCGGGCTGGTGATAGCGAAGACTTGAAACAGGAATTTGTAACAAACGTGAGGCCGAGTAATGCCTAGAAAAATTTTCTTGAAGCCCGCTGAAGGGATTACGGTGTTTTTGCCGACCCGTGGGCGCAATATTTTCCCGGAAGGAGAAATTGTCGTGGTTGACTCCTTCGTGGAACGCTGTATGTCCGAGGGGGCGCTTGTTGCGGTTCCTGAAGGCAAGCAGCAGCCGAAACCTAATACCGCGAAAACAAACAGCAAGGAGGAACGGTAATGTCTACCATCCCGTTCAGCGAAATCCCGGCGAACAACCTTGTTCCGATTTTTGCCGTGGAAATCAACAACGAACGCGCGTCGAAATCTGGCCCGATGCCGTGGAAAAACCTTTTGATCGGCCAGGCGGTCGGGGCGATTGACGGAAGCACTCCGGATGCCGAAAAGAAGTGGCGTCCTAGTGTCGACAATACCGGAAAACTCGTTCGCATCATGGAAGGCGACCAGGCCGACTCCTTGTTTGGCAGGGGTTCGCAGATTGCCCTCATGGCGAAGAACTTCCTCAAGAACGCTCCCTACATGGAACTTTATTGCCTTGCACTTGCTGACGCTCCTGCAGGTTCTGGACAGTCTGCAGATGCCGGCAAGGCGACCAAGACTCTCACGTTTAATGGTACTGCCACTGAAAGCGGTTCTCTTAATCTCAATATCGCCGGTCAGGCGGTTACCGTTACTGTGATTGACACTGACACTGCAGCCGTTATCGCTGGCAACGTGAAGGCGAAGATTGACTCCCTGGTCGACTTGCCTGTGGTCGCTACTGTTGCATCCAACGTGGTTACGCTTACCGCGAAAAACAAAGGTGCTGCCGGTAACGACCTTGCGGTTTTCCTGAACTTCAACGAAGGCGAAAAGACTCCGGCTGGCGTTTCGATTACCGAATTCGCGAGCACGGATGTCATTAAACTTGCAGGCGGTTCGGGCGATACTGAATTCACTGCAGAGAATGTCGGCAACCTTATCGAAGGTACCTGGTTCAACGCGATTGCAATCAACCAGGGCGATAACACCAACACTGGCAACGTGGCCTACATCAAGGAAAAACTCGATGAACGCTGGACCGCCATGAAGCAGCAGACGGGCGTCCTGTTCTACTGCGTCGGTGGCGATATGACCGCCGAAATCACTGCAGGCAATGCCCGTAACTCCCAGGTGCTCTGCCTGCCTGGTCTCCCGGATTCTCCGACCGCTCCGTGCAATATCGCTGCTGCCGTTATGGGTGCCTGCGCCGCGTCCGCTCTCAACGACCCGGCACTGCCTCTCTCGAACGTCGCGGTGAAGGGCGTGATTGCCCCCAAGCGTGCAAAGCGCCTTGGCGTCACAAGCCGTAACGCTATCCTGAAGGCGGGTGTTGCCGCTCTGTTCGTCGGCGACGACGGCACTGTTTACCTGAACAGGACCGTGACGACCTACAAGTACAAGGCAAATGGCGCGAGCGATATCAGTTATCGCCAGCTCGAAACAGTGTTCACGCTGTCTTACCTCCGTTGGGATTGGAACAACTACCTGTCCGGCAAGTATCCGCGTGCGAAACTTGCTGCCGACGGTAACGAATTCGGTCCGGGCCAGGTCGTGATGACGCCGAAGAAGGGCATGTCCGAATTGCTTACCCGTTACCAGGATTGGATGAAGATGGGCCTCGTTCAGAACTTCGACCTCTTCAAGCAGAATGTCGTTGTCGAACTCGACCCGAACGACCCGAACGCGCTGCTGTTCCTCGCTCCCGCTAACCTGATCAAACAGTTCTTTATCAGCAAGACCCTCTTGCAGTTCGAATAAGGAGGTTGTGAAATGTCTCAGTTCGATGACGTTGGCGGCATCTACACGATGTATGTCGACAAACTTGAATTCCTGCTCAAGGGCGACCCTGAGTTCGATATCGGCGGCACCAAGCGCACGGTAATTCGCGGCGCTGGCGACGGCAAGATCCACGGCAACAAGGTCGAGAAGGTCAACAGCCGTATTTCCGGAACGACCACGAACACTTCCGAGTTGGACATCGAGGCTCTTCGCGAAACGAAGGACGCCACGATTACGCTCTACTGCCCGAACGGCAAGGTGGTCAGTTTCCCGCACTGCTCGTTCACTGGCGACCCGACCGTAAGCGGAGCCGAAGGCGAAGTTTCGTTCGAGTTCCAGGGCGACAAGGCGACCGAAATCAAGTCTTGATGATGCCTTAGCTCCTGGGCGTGGGGAGAAATCCCCGCGTCCTCGGGCTTCCGCATTTTTAACAAAAAAACAAAAGGAGCTAAAATGATTTACAAATTCAAGAAGCCGGTCAAGTTCGGCGAAGAAACCATCGAGTCGGTTGAACTCAAGGAAGAATTCGACGTCGGCGACATGATTCGAATTACAAATGCCAAGGGCGATGGCGACAAGACCGGCGCGATGCTTTCTGCCGCGACTGGTTGGCCGCTGCCGAAGGTCTCGAAGATTTCTATGGCCGACGGTATGGCCCTTGCCGAGATTGTTGGCAATTTTTTCAATCCTGGCCAAAAGGATGGAACGGAAGCGTAGCGACGCTTGCGCTGGAGTTCGGAATGCAGCCGTCTGAAATATACAAGATGAGCTTTTCCGAACTTTCTTTTTGGTCGGAATGTGCGAAGGCGATGTTGAAGAGCGGACGTAGGAGAAGGTAATGGCTGAACAGAGACTCAATACGACCATTTCGATGACGGACAAGTTCTCGAAGACCGTTGTCGATTTCGAAAAGAAGTTGTATCACACGCTGAAGCCCGTGAACACTCTCGAAAAGTCGTTGAAGAGGCTTGGTGACGCTTTTGCGCTGAAAGACCTCGGTAAAAACTTTAGCGCGTTGAAAAACAGTTCTACGGAATTCTTTTTCAACATCAGGAACATCGGACAAAGTTTTGGTTATGTCAAGGACGCTGTTGTCGGCGTCGTGAACCTTCTCGACAAGGTTACGGCAAAAGGCGACCAGTTGGCGAAAACATCCGAACGCCTTGGGTTTACCGTAGAGGAGCTCCAGAAGTTCGAGTATGTGGCCGACTTGGCCGGTGTCAGTTCTGAAAACTTTGTAAAGGGGATGAAGAAACTTTCGGAAGCCTCCGTAGAGGCTGCCGGAGGGACTGAAGCGCAAGTCAAGGCGTTCAGGGCGTTGGGGATATCCGTAAAGAATGCGGATGGCTCCATAAAGTCCAGCCAGGAATTGCTCCTGGCCATGAGTGACCGCTTTGCCGAAACCGGAGCAAGAGAACTCACGGCCGCGCAAAAAATCTTTGCCGCACAGAAACTTCTTGGCAAGTCCGGTGTCGACATGATTACCGTGCTGAACCAGGGCTCCGATGCAATCAGGGCCCAGATGGACGAACTTGAGTCCTTGGGCATGATCGACAAGAAGCAGGCCGAAGAGAGCGCCGCGTATCGCGATGAGGTCGGCAAGTTGAACAGGGCTATCGACAGTCTGTCGATTACGCTTGCGTCCGATTTGTTTGGCCCGATGACTGAATCTGTCAAGTATCTTACGGAATACCTGAAAAGCAACCGTGAGACGCTTGTCAAGGCAATCCAGCCTTTCATCAACAAGATTCCGGAAATGGCGGAAACGTTCGCGAACGCCTTGCCAGGAATCCTTGACGCCTTTACATCGATAGCGTCTATTGCCGAATGGGTCGTCGATAAGATCGGCGTCAAGTTCCCAATCCTGGTCGGCGTGTTCTCGGGCGTGTTCATTCCGCTTGCGGCGATGGTCATCTCGTTTGGCAAGGTTGTAAAGTCTGTGTTCAGCACTGCTTTCAGGGTTGTCTATTTTGTCACGTCGAGTTTTTCCGGTGCCGCAAAGAAGGCAACTGTAGCTACGGCGGCGACAAACAAGAAACTGTCTGAAACCGCGACCGTTTCGCAGAAGACGGAATCTCGGCTGGGTCGTTTGCTGAACGCCTTGAGAAGGACCTCTGCAGGATACGATAAACTAGGGGCGTCCGCGAAAAAGGCGAAAGTCGGGCTGGACCAGTCCGGGAATTCTGCTGTGATGTCTTCGAAGAAGATGGCCGGTGCGCTTACTGCGGCCTGGGCTGCCGCTGAAGCGTTCGAAAAACTTACGAACAAGGAAGACGAACGCTACAAGAATATGTCCGGGTTTGACAAGTTCCTGCGCGTGACGCTAGACGTGGCGGAAGACATTCCTATTCTGGGCTCCATCGTCAAGGGTGTCGAGAACATGAGTGTCGACAAGGTTGATTTCGGCTCGACTCCAGTCGACTGGATGGACCAAATCGGTAGCCTGGAAGATTCCGACCTTTTCAACATGGTTACTGAAAAAAGGACGGACAACTACAATCACAGCACGATTGACGTGAATTTCAACAACGTGCCGAAAAATACCACTATCAAGCGAAGCGGATTCGACGACCCGACGATGTTCGGATTCTCGATGAGCCCGGCGTTCTAGGAAAATTTATGGCTTACATCGATACACTCCAGAAAGTAACCATCCCGGTGCGAGGCGAGCCCGTCGAATGTATTGCGGGCTCTTTCAAGGGCGTTCCGTTTTTCTTCGAGTCGACTGATTTTTCGGGCGGCGGTCGCAACGTCCAGACCAACAGCATTCCGTTTTCGAATGACCATGTGAACGAAGATACTGGTATCGGAGTTCCGAAGTATTCGTTCAACATCTACTTTGTCGGCGAGGATGCCGAAAACCAGAAGAACGATTTCCTGCGCGTCTGTAACGAGGAAGGCCCTGGCGAACTGATTCACCCGTATTTCGGAGTGTTCAAGGCTCGCGTTAATGCGCCGATAAACCTTTCGTATGGTGACTACCAGGAATACATTACCGGGTCCGTGACGTTCGTTCCGGAAAACGATTTCGAACTCAAGAACGCTGTCATCTCGCTTTCCGCTACGACAAAGAAGAAAGCTGTCGAGTTGCGCAAGTCCGTTGCGGACAAGACGGCTCGCAGTTTCAGGGTGACCGGAAAGAGCAAGGGTGTGTTGGACAAGGCTGTCGAGATGAGTCAGAAGGCTTTCGACGCCGTGTATTCTGCCCGCAAGTATATCCAGGCGGCATCGGAGTTTGTCCGTGAATTCGGGCGCATGAGGGCGAATGTCGAGAATATCATGCGTGCGCCGAAAGATTACGCGCTGCGAATTCAGGGCCTGATAACTATGGCCGCCGAGGTTACCGGAATTCCGGAATCTACGATTTCCAGCGCTGTCGAGAACAAGAAGAATGACGTCATGGAATATCTTGACATGATGAAGTTCGATATCGCGTCTTCGTCGATTTTCGACAACCAGTCTGCAGAGAACCGCACCGCCATTGTTTCGCTGATGCGGCTGACCGGCGCGTCGATGGTTGCAGAGAGCCTTGTCGATTGCGAGTTCTCCAGCGTCAGCGAGGCTGAACGTTATCAGAATGACGTTCACGACGCGTTCGAAGAGATGCTTGAAGATATCGACGACGTGGACCTGTTTATCCAGGCGCAGACGCTGGAGGCTGCAGCGCTGAAACATCTGCGCGACAACCTGAGCAAGATTCCTTACGAAGTCGAAATCGAAATTCCCGCGACAAACAATCTTCTTTCGCTTGTCTATGGCGTGTATGGAAATCTGGATGAAGTTGACTCGGTTCTCGAACGAAACGGATACCGGGACCCGCTTTTTGTAAAGCCTTCGGACAAGATGGTGGTTCTCTGTCATGATTGATATCATCAAGAATAACGTCCTTGTGCGAGGCTGGGAGTCGGTGAGCGTCAAACTTTCGCTCTCGACTCTTTGCAACGGATTTTCGCTTTCGCAGTTCGTTGGCGACAACTTTGATTCGCCGGTATTGTTCCCCGGCGATGCGGTCCGCATCGAGAGCGATGGCGAACTGCTGCTTGATGGATATGTCGACGAACTGAATTCCTCTTTTAATTCGGATAGCCACACGATAAGCGTTTCCGGTCGCGAAAAGACCTGCGACATGGTGGACTGCTCGCTCAAAGATTTCGGAAAGTCCTGGAAAAACCGCACTGTGTCGCAGATTGTGGGCGAAGTGTGCGGTGCTTTCGGGATATCTTTCGGGGCAAACGGCGTCAAGGATAACGGAAAGATTACGAAATTCTGCCCGGACCCCGGTTGCACCGGCGCGGATGTCATTACGGATGTCTGCAGGCAAAAGGATGTGGTGTGTTTTTCGGATGGCTCCGGCATCGTAAAGCTCGTAAACGAGGACAAGTTCGAGATTGTGGAAGACTTTTTGCGGCAGGGCGTCAACGTGCTTTCTGCCGACGTGTCATTCAGCAATTCGGAACGGTTTTCCGATTACGTGGTTCTTTGTTCGAGCGATCCGAAAACAAAGCGGCGAGGGGAGTCCAAGGACAGCGAGATAAAGCGCACCCGTTGCATGGTGCTTATCGACGAAGGCTATGGAAGCGTAGATGCTGCAGAACAGCGTGCGTCTTTCGAGTCCTTGAGCCGTTCCGCGAAGTCTACGACGTTGAACGTGACGGTTTCCGGATGGAGGCGCAATGACGGTAAACTCTGGAAGCCTGGCGTGCTCGTAGATTGCCTTATGCCAGCGTTCTTCGGACAGTGGGTGCAGACGCTGCTCGTGAACGAGGTGGAACTCTCTTACGATTCCTCGGGAACGTTCGCGCACCTGCAACTTGTCCGCAAGGACTACTACACACAGCCGCCTACGAAAAAGAAAAAGGGCAAGGCTGACCCGTGGTCGAGTATTCGTGCGAAGACGCTGGCCTCGGAGGCGAAAAAATGATGGAACGCCTCCTAAACCCGATCAAGGCGAGAATACGCCTAATGGTCGGCAAGTGCCTTATTACGGCCTGTGGCGGCAACACGGTCGATTTGTCCCTGCTTGCCGGCGAAACCCGTGACGAGGTGGATTTCTACCAGCAATACGGTTTCACGAGCAGGCCCGTCGGGAAGGTCGGCGGTGTGGCGCTCTTCATCGGCGGTTCCCGCGACAACGGCGTAGTCGTCGCGAGCCGTGGCGAAGACAAGAAGATGGCTATCGACCTGGAACCTGGCGAGGTGGCCATGCACACGTCTTTCGGGTCGAGCATTGTGCTCAAGAAGGACGGTTCCGTGCTTGTAAAGCCGAAAAACGGCAAGGTGATGCGCGTCGAGGGCGACGTGAATGTGGTCGGCAACGTATGGGCGACCAAGGATTTTGCCGCCCTGTGCGTCGATACCGGAGAGGCTATGACCGAGGGCATGATACACCTTACCAAGCATACTCACCCGTCCGCCGTTGGCCCGACTGAGCCAACGACCGGGCCTTAAAATTTGTTGTTACCAAAAATGCCGATTGCCTTGACAAAAAGTTTAAAATATGGGCATGGGCGACCTTAAATTACAGCGTAGAGAAGATGGTCTTTACGACCTCGCTTTCGTCGATGGCGACCTGCAGTTGGGCAAGTCGCTCGAAAGCGCTGCCCTGGTGTCTGTCGGGTCGCTTGGTCGCGGTGCCGAAAAGGAATTCAAGAAAGATTTGCAAGATGACGGATGGTGGGCAGAGCCGACAATCGAAGGCGATGTCTGGGGGTGCCTGGTCCATACGCTTACGCAAGTTTCGAAACGCCCGAACCGCGAACTGCTTGCCGTCCAGTATGTCAAGGATTCGCTGCGCTGGCTTGTCGACGATGGTGTCGCGGATTCCGTGAATGCCGTTGCGGACGTGAACAGTGAATATCTTGTGATTACTGTTCATATCGAGAAGGGCAGCGAGCGTGACGACTATCGCTATGAAATTTTATGGAATGAGGTTGCGTGATGGCGTTCTCTACTCCTACTCTAAGTGACTTGATTAGAACAGCCGAAAACGGGATCTCGTCTGCTTTTTACGGCGTTGTTTCCGTGCTCCGCAAGGGTGTTCTAAAGGTCCTTGCGCGTGTTTTCGCAGGCCTTGTCCACTTGCTGTTCATGCTGCTCCGCTTGATGTGGAGAAACGTTTTTGTCGCGTCTGCGGATGTCGAGTCTTTGAAAAATTTCGGAACGGATTTCGGAATTCCGAACAAGCCCGACGCCTGTGCTGGCGGATACGCCATTATAAAGGCGTCTTCTGCGTCAGTTGAAATCGAGCAGGGCGTTGTCCTGGTAAGTGATTCCGGTATAGAGTTCGAAGTCGTTGCCGATACCGTCCTTACTGGTGGCGAAGACGGCACCCCTGTCAAGGTGCTCGCTCTTGAGTCGGGCGATGAGGGGAACCTTCCTGCGGGCATTGTTCTTTCGTTCCGTGACGGCGTGCCCGAAGATGTCGATGAAATTGTTTCTGTCGGTGATGAGGGCCTGAATGGCGGTGTAAAGATTGAAGTCGAGGTTGACGGTGCCGTAGAGTATTGGGGCGAAACCGTCGAGGAATATCGCGGCAGGCTTCTCGACCGTCGCAGGAATCAGCCTTGCGGCGGCAGCGATACCGACTACAAGTCGTGGGCGGAAAGGTTTTCGCAAGTTTCCCGCTGTGTAGTCGAGCAGTGCTACCCGACTGCAGGTGCAGTCCGCTGCGTGCTCTGCCATTTTGACAATACCGATTCCGTCACCGTGAGTTCCGATGCGGTGCAGGAGGTTTCCGACTACATCAAGTCCGATGATCGCCGCCCGATAACGGCAGATGTTTCCGTCGTTTCGTGCAAGAACAAGGCCTTGAACTTGGCTATCAAGGTTTACCCGGATAACGAGAATATCCATGCGTCCGTCCGCACAGCGCTAAGGAATGCGCTGCGTTCCTACTCGCCCGGAGATACTGTGCGGGCGGATGCTCTTACCGTGAAGTTGCTGGAATCGTCTGTTGCCGAAAAGATTGCGGTTACGAGTGTTTTGGGCCAGCAGGCCGTCGTCCTTGATAGGGCCGATGCCGAAATGCCGGTCGTCGGCGAAATTGCCTGGAGTGAGTATAGTGTCTAGTTTTGTTGTCAGACGATACTCCGGAAAAAAGGTCGCGAAAGGCGACTCTGTTTTCGTCTATGGCATGGGATTTGGTTCGACTACTAAGGCGTGGCTGAAGAGCGGCAGCGACTACACGGAAGAGAATGTTGTCGACTATGATGACAGAAGTCTGAAAATTCTTTGCGGCAATGTTGTCGGCGCTTTCGTCCTGTGCGTTGGAACGTCTTCTGACGACCGCGTTGAAGTTGGCCCTGTTTCTGTCGTTGCCGACACGAAAAGTTTTCTCCTGCACGGTAAAATCGAGCATACCGACATAGAAGTGCGTAACGCCATGCTCGGGCTTCTTCCGCGTGGTTCTGCGTGGTGCAAGAGCGTGCGCGAAGGCGAGGAAAGCAATTTCGCAAAATTGTTCCTGGGCCTCGCTGCAGTCGTTGTCCGCTTCTACGAGAACGTGATGCTGTTCTTGCGCGAGGCTTCGCCGACCCACACGGAATCTTTTTCCGAGTGGGAAAACGAACTCCGGCTCCCGGAAGATGGCGTGTCGTATTACGTCGCGCCCGATGCTACCGACGAGCAAAAATACGCAATGGAAATCAAGCGGCGCAACGAAATCGTCCGCAAGGCCTGCAAGGTTGGCGGATGCACGAAATCGTTCTTCAAGTCCGTCGCGCTGCTTTTCGGTATATCCGGCGAAATCATTGAGTATTGGGAGACCCCTTCAGCATTTAGCCAGGTAACCGACCCTGAAGACTTGAAGCGATACTATTGGATGTTCAGGTCGAACTACGGAATCGAGGGCGTCACGGTGCTCCGCTGCGGAAACAACAGCGGGGAATACGAAGGCCGGCCGTTTGTTTGTGGAAACGCCCGCTGTGGCATGCGCTTGCGCTGGTGGGTAAATCCTGATTTCTGTTCGATGATAGACAACTTGAAACCGTCGCATACGAAATGCCTGTATGCGTTCGCAGAACAAGGAGATTAATATGAAAAGGACTGATGCTGACGGAAGTGTAGAAGGAAAGTTCAGTGACGGTTCGCCAGAGCAGGGCTTGCCTGCGACCGTCATCAATGCGGAATTCCTGAACAATATCCAGGAAGAGATATGCAATTTTATCGAACAGGCGGGCCTTGCTCTTGACGGCACCGACCAAGAGCAGCTTTGGAAGGCTCTGCTTGCTGTTTTTGCCGCTGGCATCTCGCTCGGCAATTCTACGGTGCATGGATCTGGTAGCGGTGCGAATTCTTCCGCTACGCTGCACAACGACAAACTTGGTGTCGCTGCAACCGGCGACGTGGCTACTGAACTCCATGCAGAATTTGTCAAGTTTATCCGTGGTCAGAAAACCGCGCAAATCGGCACGAAGATTGTTGAGAACAATATTGTCGTTACAGTAAACGAGATTATTGAATTCGCGAAAAACGCCATTGTCAAGAACTTGCTTCGCGTCAACGGCAATGCCATTTTTGATCAGGACGTAGGCATTACTGGTGCTTTGAGTGTTGATAGCACCGTCCGTTCCGAAGGTGGATTTTCCGGAAGTATTTCCGGCCGCACTGGTGAAAATGCGAATTTCCCAACTATCCGTGCCGACCAGATTTTGGCACGCACCGCCAACGGCGAGATTTCGCTGGGTAGCGTCCTTTCCGGGCTGTTCAAGGGAACGATTACCGGTTTTGTAAATGGTTCCTGGATTCCGGGTGAGAATGCGTATTTCAAGCGTGCTGCAGATACGATATATC